TTTTCCCCCTCACCCCACAAACAACACAGGAAGTTAACATAACATAAATTATAGGAAGTACACCTAAAATAAAAAGAACTCAATTAAGAGTTCTTAATTATACATCTAATGTACTAAAAGCATGAGCAAAAGGCCTAATAGTTATATTCTTTATTTGCTTAGTTAAATAACCAGTAGCCCCAGTATTTAAAACTTCAGGGAATAATTTGAATTTATTATCAACAATTTCAAATACACAGCTATTTAATACAGAATATGTATTATCTTCATATTGTATTAATAAACTTGGTATTAATCCTCTAGTTGTAAATATACCACTACCATTAATATTGCCATCTTGTACTGTAAATAATTCTATTGGATTTGAACCAGTCATTGCAAAAGCAGGAAGAGTTTCACTTGTATAACTAAATGATGTATTTGCAATATTAAATAAGTTTGTTATTTCATTTCTAACATTAGATTGAAAGTGCCATAATCCTGCACCTTGTTCGTAAGGTACTAAAGATGTATTATTTATAACAACATCAGCACTTCCAGTTCTAAGAGCTTGAGTAACATAATATGCAATATGTTCTTCACCAGTTGCGTTAGGGTGTATTCCGTCACTTGCGAAATCTTCATAATATCTATGTAATGAATATTCAACATTGTTTAAATAATTCATACCGTATAAAGAACAACCATTAATATAAGTTCCACATCTACCAGCAATATTTGCTTTTTGTGTTTTATCAGTTGTATTACCAATAAATCCTACATGTATTTTAGCATTTGGATATTTTGTAGTACATGCATTTTTAAATGATAGCATACCAGCTAATGTATTTGCAGTTGTTTGTCCTATTTCATTATAACCACCACAACATACAACATCAGTAACATCAGGATCAGCAGTTGCTGCATTAACAAGCATTGTAAAATTATTAACACTAGAACCAAAACTTGCTCCACCTTTTCCAAGTAATACATATTGACTATTTGAAAGTTCTAAATAATCTTTACAGTATTCTGTCCATGATTTAACATCTCCATCAGGTGTCCAACCAACAGAATATGAATCTCCTACAAAAACAATTTTTTGTAAACTTGTTAAATATTCTCCTATAATAGTTTTTAATTCTCCTGATTCAGTCATTTCATCTAATTTATTATTGATTTCTTCTTGTACATCTAAATTATCAAAGTAGTTATTAACATAGTCTTGAAGTTGTAAATAGAAAGTTTGAAGTTCTGCTAGTCCGTCATTAACGTTATTAAGATTATCGATAAACTGATTAATATAATCACGTAAAGCACAGATACATTCATAATAAGACATTGATTCATCAAAAGCTAGAGGAATAGTTTTAGCAATATATCTTAGAAAAGCACCTGTAGCAGTTTGAGGTTTAATTGTAGGTTGATTATTAATATTTTCAACTGTATTATTGATAGCCATATTATCACTCTCCTTTAAAATATTCCCATAAATAAGTCAGATAACTCATTTATGATTAACATATCAATATTTTGTAGTTTACTTACTAGATCATTGAATACATCTACATTATATTTTCTACCGTTATTTCCAATAATAGTCTTAACATAATTTTCAGTACCATTATTAGTAAAGTCACGTGTAGATGAAGAAGTATCAGTGACAGTAGAATTATTAGTATTTCTATCAAGTGTAACATTAGTAGCATAAACATTTTGTGCGTCCAAGTCTTGCATAGATATACTACCTTGTGGCGTATCTTGATAAAGATTTTTATTATCAGCAGTAGATGTACCTGTTTGTGTACCTGTTCCTGAATCCTCTTGACTTGAAGTAGAATCAGTTTCACGTTGTAGAGTTTCCGTCAAGTGTACGTTACCTAGAATACCGTTCTGAAGTAATTCATCTTGTGCCAAGTACATTTTATTATACTTAGGCATAATTAACGCCATACGGTCATTTAATAACCTTTTAAAGAGTGCTGCAGTTTCTACTCCTATTTCACTTTCTAAATAATAATTAAGGATATTATTATTTAAAGTTTCTCTATAAGCTTCATCGAATATAGGATATGAAGTTAAGCCAAAGTCAAAGTTATTCTTCTGTAGACTTAGAATCGTTACTGTGTACTTCGCCATTTAATCCACCTTCTTCCTCTAAAGCTTTTGTAGTCTCTGCAAGTAAATCCACTACTTCTTTATTAAGTACAATTTCAACGTTTGTACCGAATTTTTCATTTAAAATATCACATGCTTTTTTACGTGTCTTATAAAAGCAGTTAAGATAATAATTAATTAATTGATCGTTAGATTCAACTTCACTTGTTACTAATCTTTCTTTTTTAGAAGTATTAGCATTATTAATACCTAAGAATGTCATACAGTCATTCCAAAGATTATGTTTATGATCTTCTAGTTTATCTACTATATAAGGTGCATCAGTTCTTAACACATTTAATTTAGAAGATACATCAAAGTTTTTATTACCATAGATAACAGGCATATTACCTGAATATTGCATATAAGTATTTTTAAGTGTAAGAAGAACATTTTTATCACCTTCGATTAATACAGGCGTTTTCTGTGCTTGAAGGTTAACATCTGAAGTTCTTTCAGTTTCATAAAGTCTAGCTGCAAAAAGTGTAAGTGTGTCTTTTGTAGGTTTTTGTAATTCATTATTCATAATGTATACAACATCATCGAAATCATAAATCTTATTATATCCAGTAGAGAAAGCATTTACTTTTACTGGTAGATAATAAATGTTTAGTTTTCCTGCTGCTGTTACATTTAAAGCTTTGATACCGATTTCATCATCTTTAACAATACAAGCCTTACCATATCTATAAAGACTTTCTTCTATAAAGTGACTAGCACCGAATCCAGCAATATCATCTAATCCTTTCCAAGTGAATAGTGAAATTGCTAACATGTGAAGTCTATCTTCATAATCTATAGCAGTAGCATTATTAAGAAGCATTGATAATTCAGTATCAGTTATTTTATTATTCATTAAAATTCTCCTTTCTATACAATAGTATTAGATAATGAGTAATTATACATATTAGTAGGGTTGTGCCAGAATGTAATACCTGTATTACATGCTTTTTTAATAGTTTCTAAGTCCTCTTGTGGTATATTACCGTCTACATTACAGTCTATAGTTTTAATAAAATTCCACTCTTGACGTCCTGTAATATTAGGTAGTTTAACTGTATTAACTTTATATCCAAACATATCAAAGTATGAATCGATTACCCTAGCATACTCTTGTTTAATAGACATACAACACATATCTATTCTTGCACTATTAGAAGCATACATAGCGTCACCAACATTAACATCACCATTAATTTGAGGTGGGACTAAAGAGTGTTGATAAATAGTACCTACAGTTCCAGCTATTCCAGTAACACCACTAACTACAGTACCAGCACCACCGATTACCATACCACTTGATAGCATAGCACCACCGATAGCAATAGAACCTAAGTCACCAGCAATAGAAGTAGCAATATTAACAGAGTTTTGAGTAAGCCAGTTAGTATACATATCAGTATTCCATGAACACATAGGAAGTTTACCTAGCACTAAGCCTTCATTATTATTAATTTCTTCTCCCTTATAATTCTTAGGTTGTAATTTAATAGACATACCAGGTGACAAAGTTCCGACATATTGAAAGTCAGGTGCAGATGAAAATAATTCATATCTATAAATTGCACTAGAACCAGCATTATTAGAAGCCATTAAATAGCAATAAGGGAAAGTAAGTAGCTTGTTGTTACGTGGTACATATCCGTTAACAGATGTAGGATTAGGTGGATTACCGACAGTAGTTTGTCCGTCTTGATAAGCCCATTGTAACGTGAAAGCACCAAACTTATCATCAATAGTAAAGAAAGCTTTATCAGTAATTTCTGATGTATTAAAGAAGTTATCATCAGCCATGAATATTGTTACAATTCCATTTGACTTACCAGCAGTAGCAACATTTGCTAAAAGTAAATTAAGTACATTAGTATTAGTAAAGAAATAATATTTTAAGCCTTGATAAATTGATCCTTGTACATTTCCGTTGATATTAGGAAATGTTGAATCCTCTAATTTTATAGTAGCACCTACTACTATACCATAAGTTGTAAAAGGTTTTCCACGTATCTTACTATTTGTTACATACTCACCAGTTTCAACATTTTCAGGAATTGTGTTAGCACCTATAGTATCATCGTTAACATGTTCTCTTTCTACGAAACATCTGTTCCATACAATATCAAAGTACCAAGTTTGAAATACATCAGTTTCAATATATACATCAGTACAGTTTTCGTTAACATACTCCATACGAGTTATAAAACAATAATATCTTTTAGTTGTGAATCCACCATTATTATAATAGCAATAATTGTAATTAATAATATCATCAATAGGAGTTGCAACTCTTATCTTATCGTCTTTCTTCATATAAGTATAATCATTAAAACTTACTTTGTTAGCTAGATTATTAAAATAATTAGCTTGTGCAGTAATATTACTCCAAGTAAGCGTATTTTTATAATCATTTTCTAAATTAGTTCTACAAAGACTAATTGATCCAGCAGGAGTTACGGTTATAGGCATATAAATTCTCCTTTCTATAATATAAAAGAGATAGGGATTTCTCCCTATCCCTTAGGATTTTAAGCTTGAACTGTAATATTAGCTTCAGTAGTAACACCATTGTCAGCAGTAGCAGTTAATTCTCCTGTTCCTGTTTTCTTAGGATATAACTTAATTGAAGTATTACTTACTTTTTCTACAGTAAATACACTTGTATCACTAGATACAAAGTCAATATCACTTGTAGCACCACTAGGAGTTAATGTTACAGTTACAGATTTTCCTGTAGTAGCTTCATCTGATAAATCTAGTGTAGTGTCTGAAATAGAGATTGCAGTAGCAGGTTTACTTGCAGCAGTTGCTAAAATTACAGCATTAGCAAATGGTGAAATTGCGAAAGTATCCCATGCATGTAAATAGAAATTCCAACTCATTGTTCTAGCGTTATAGAATTCATCGAATCTGAATTGATTATTATAGATTTGTAAGAAAGATTCATCACATAGACAACCTAAGATTTTATCATCACCGAATGAATCAACAGCAATAATTCTTCCTAGTAATTTTGCCTTATCCATATTGAAAGCAGCAGCTAATACATCAACATCAATTTCAGCTTCTACATCTGCATTGATTAAGAATACAATTCTATCTTCATCAGTCCAAGTGGTTACAGGTTTATCTGATCCACTCATCTTAGAATAAGCATTATATTCAGTTGAAGGGAATTTCATCTTTGTAAATAATTTACGTGCAGCTTTAACAAAAGCTTTAGCGTTTGCTTCACTGTTTACAGCACTTACTACTTCAACGATAGCTTTATTATTGTCGTAAGCACCTTGAATTAATTCCTTTGTATATCTGAATTCATCTATATAGTCACCATTGTATAATGAGTTAACTAAGCTTGAAATATAATCTTCAAACTTGCCCCATGATACAAAAGCACCTTGAAGTCCTTCACGTGATACTGTAACGGTATATAAGTCTTTACGATTTCTTCTATAATAAGCAACATGAGTATCAGGATCAGTAATAGTTAATAACTTAGCCATAGCTGCGTTTGAGAACTCATAATCTTCAGCACTTGCAGGATTAGTGAATATATCCTGAACGTCTGTTCCTAGAGGTACACTACCTTTTTTGAACATTGCTAAAGGATTAGAGAAAACCTTATTGTGAACCATAGTATATCCGATACGATTAATTAAGTTTGAAACGAACTCATTTAATTGTGGAGTATAACTTTGGTCGAATAAGATGTTTGCTAAAGTAAGAATATTCTCACTTGTAGCTGTAGGTACTATATCACGAAATTCACTAGATGAATTTTCACGAATATAGTTAAAAATTGAAACACCAGAATTATTTGCCATATTATCTAAATCCTCCCTTTTCGTCAATGATTTCATCAATAGTTAATTTCTTTTCTTCTTTAGGAAGCCTATCTTCTACTGATGATGGCTGTGGATCGTTAAATCCAATTTGCATGAATAACTTACCATTTGTTTTAAGTAATTCATCATTCGTTGTTTTTAGCTTGTTTATATCTTCAGTTTTCTTTTCTGATTCATCATATAATGTATTATAAGCAGCTATAACGCCTAAAAAATCTTCAGAATTTAAAGCTGAAGCTTCATCACCAATACTTGTCCTTATTTTAGAAATTAAATTGTTAAAACCGTCCTTATCCATTTGACTACTCCTTTCTAGTTTTATTATAATTTAATTGATAAAAAAAGTCAATTTTTATATTGACTTTTTATTTTTATTATGATATTCTACCATGTCTAAATTTTCTTGCGTATAATACCCAAGGAAATCTTTTCTTTTTAACTTCTTCTCCTGGAGTTACACCACCTTCATAATTACGCCAGTTAAGTCCCATTCCATAATCAATTATAGTGTCATTTACAGCCATAACATTATACATGTGTGCAGGATTGTCTAAATGAAAACCTGTTGAATCCCACTTAACATGTCCTAAAGCTACTTCCATGTGTAAGTGATCTCCTGTCGACTGTCCGTAATTTCCTGTATGATACCAAAGTTGACCTTGCACAAAAGTAGAACCTACTGAAGCAGGTGCTGTCATAGAATGTGCAACTAATATTGATATATGTGAAAGTGTTCCGTCTACAAGTCTTACAGGATTTAAACTCCAACATATCATATTATGATCGTTTCCAGTATATACTACTTCACACGAAATAGGTGCATAACAAGGGCAGTCATAAACTCTACCTAGTGAATTCCAACCTAAGAAATCTAAAGCATATAATTGATGTTCTCCTTGTGACATGTGTAAATATTCTAACGGAAATAAACAAACTTCATTGCCCTGATTATCCCACATTCTTTGTAGTGGTTGCATATTATACTTCCTCTAGTGGAGTTGCTGAAATCCAGTAATCTTTACCTTCTATTGTTATTAAAGCAGTATTGTCTTTTACATTTATATCTTTAACAGTATATACACCTGTTAATTTAACTTTACTTCCAGTGTGAAGTATCTGGTCTACAACTTCACCTACAGGTACATCTTTTAAATATTTCCATGCACCTAGTCCATTTATTATATTAGTGTTATCCATAAAGAAAACATTTTCAGGATCAACTTCTGTTTTAAAACACCAATTTCCATAAGAATTTTTTATCCATGAAGTATCTGATGATTGACTACATTCAATATGACAGTGAACACCTGTAGCATTTCCTTTAGTTCCCATATTTCCTAGTTGATTTCCTTGTGGTACTACAAGTCCTGGATATGCGTCCATAGTGTCATCGTGACAAGTCATAAATGTTACTTTACCAATATAACCGTTTGAACATCTTACATTGTTTACTGTTTGCCACATGACTTGTCCTGATTCACTATAAGTTTTTATACATTTAACTGTTGCTGGTGCATAGTAAGCATATCTTACACCAGGTTCAACACCTCTTACATCTATTGCCATTGTTCCCATGTGATACTTTGATTCATTAGGTGCACATGTTAAATACATATCAGTAAACGGACACATAAAATCTTCAATTCCTGCACGTATACTTTTTTCACCTTTATACATTTACTCTACCTCTTTTCCTATATTTATTTTTTCTTCTATCTTATCAATTCTATCTGTCATTGTTGCCATGTTTATTTGCATTTGTACCATAGTGTTAGATATTTTAGTCATAGTTTCATTTAAGCTTTTTACATAAGTAAAGATGAAATATAAAAGTGCTATAAATGATCCTATTCCTAGTCCGTTGTCTACTATAACTTTAATAAGTTCTTCCATACTCCCACTCCCTTCTATTTTTTCAATTTCATTATATCTTATTTTTCTCTAATTGTAAAATAGTCAGGCTTTAAAACAAGTCCACCTTTTACATGTAGTGGAATCATTTTACCAAAGTAAGAATTACCTATTTTAAAATTGTCAAAGTCTACTAAGTCACCTAAGTTTTTAGGAAGTCCAGCAACCGTACAGTTTAACTCTCCTTCAGGTGACATTTCTATATAACTTTTAGCACGTAAATACTTTCCTTTTATAAACTGGCTTTCTAGTTTCCATGCACCTAGTCTATAATCGTCTATATCTACAAAGTCACTTAATATCTCAGTATCAGTAAATAATGTGTGAATAGAATCAGTATCAGAATAAATATAATAGTCTTTACCATAATTTTTAATTGAATATTCTTTAATTGCTTGTGAAGTTCTTATTGTTTTATTTCTTGCATAAGAAGTTATAAAAGCTGCTATCGGAATATAGATAGGATCTCTAGTTTCTTTTTCGTAAAACTTATATGTTACTATTCCTTTTTCATCTAATTCAGGATATTTACTTCTAATATTCGGATTTAGACCGAATTTGCCATATAAAGAGTTAAGCATAAGTTTACTTATTCTATACATTGCTAAGTTATTCTGCTTTTTACTTTCTATTTTAACTGTAGTCCATTTATCAATATAATCTTTGAATAGTCCTCTTATTCCTTTAAATTTCCAGCCATTATGATATTTAATATATTCTATATCATAGTGATCTTTGAATAATTGTAAATCTACATTTGTAAGTGTTAATGTTACTATATCACCGTTACTTGAAGTTACGTATTCTGTAGGAATAAAATTTGTATTATTCTTTAATTGAATTGTAGGAATGTGATCTTTTTTTAATTCGAATGAAGCTGATATTGTTTGTACATATAATGGATATAACTTATCTTCTTCATAACGTCCTTCAAAAAATAAAGGTTCTCCAAAAGGTAGTATTTCATTATACATAACAGAAGGATATAAGCTATTTACATCTAATACCCACCCTGCACCTAAAGTTGCACCTTTATAACATTCATTTAAGTAAGTAAATCCACCACGATAAGCCTGACGTATATCCTGATCGATTTCATAAGGAAGTACAGGAAAATAGTGCGTAAAGCTTGAAATCATTTTCTTATAATCGAATAGTGCGTCACCACCGATAGTCATTTTCTTTAAATCGGTTTTGAACATATAATCTAACGCCCTTGCCATTATTTCTACATCGTTTCTTATGTAGTCTATTTCATGTTCTGTTAGAACGTGTCCTACTTCCCTTTTAGCTGTGTAGTCTAGTTCTAGTTTTCTAATAGGAAGATCGAAATCCTTTGCTATTTGTTCTACACTAAAGTTAAGTATTTTTAGTGAATCGTATATTGTTACTTTATTTGTTCTTTTTCCTTTAATTTCAAAAAATATTTCAATAGAATATATCTGATTCATGTCACTAATTAAAGTTGTGAAAGTTTTATCTTGTCTATCTTTCTTATCTTTTATACATGTATAGCCTGAGTTAAGTAAATAATTAAAGATAAATTCTGAATCGAATTTGAGATTATGGAAATAAAGTACGTAATTTTCTTTAGGATTAGCACAAAATTTTATGAAATCATCTATATTATTACCATATAAGAAATTATCAGGTTTACCTATTTCACATAAAGAATACGCCCACACTCTGCAGTCATCAATTTGTGTAGTAGTTTCAAAGTCTGCAGCAAACTTATGTGACATTTGCTATCATTTCGTCCATTGATTCCTCTAAAGCCGAAACCATCTGTCCTACATCATCTTCTACCATTTCTTTATCGAAATTAGTTTCCATTAATAACTTATAATAGTAAGTCATATCTTTTAATAGTCTTTCAGAATTGAAAAGCTTTATAAATTGATCTACACTTAGTTTCTTTAGTTTTTCTCTTATTGTATCTACATTATATCCGTATTCATAACCAATATTAAGTATAATATCTAGGAAGTTATCTTTCCATTCTTTGTCACGACGTGCCCTAGTATTAGCTTTTAAAAACTTTCTATAATAAGCTAAAGTTTCTCCACTTACTTCTTTTAACTTGTGAGTTTCTAAATAGTCAAGCTTCTGAAGCAAGTTAGTATATTGTGATGATCCCATTTGTGCGTAAGTATATTTCATCTTACGTCCTCTAAAAGTTATTTTATTTTCTTGTAAGGATTTTATTTGTCTTTTTATTCTGTTAATTGCTGAACGTCGCATGATTTGTAGGTTATTGAACTCCCACTTAGAAAACACTTCTTTTGCAGGAGTTACAATAACTTGTTCTTCACCAGGTCTTAGGAAACGCTTCATTTCCTTTAGCCTTCTTTTTAAATCACGTCTATTATATGAATATAATGGATTTGTAGTGTCTGTAGTTTTTAAATCTTTACTTGTAATTAAGTTAGGTACTTTTATGTTAGGATTATTTTTATTTAAGCTTCTTACTTTTTTATTAAAAGCATATACAGTCTGATAAATTTCACGATTCAATTTTTTATCATATCTTATAGCCATAAAAACACCTTCTTTCTACATTACATTATATTACATAATCTATTTTAAATAAAGGAATACTATCTATTGTTCTTTCGTCAATTTCTACACGAAATCCACGTTTTTCTATCATTGTATATAACTTCATTAGCATTAAAGGTTTACATTTAATATTGCAGCCGAATTTTACTTCAAGTTTCTTTTGTTCTTCTAGCCAAAAGTTTTCATAACGTCTTGCAAACTTATCACGATA